CACGAGAACTAGTTTTTCAAACTGACAATCCAAACAATAGTGATATTTGTGTTGTACAAGGAAAAGAATCAATAGATGCAGAAAGAAACTATCATGATATGATAAAAAACTTTCCACACCTTGACAAAGAAGATATAAAGAGAAAATGCTATAAAAATGTAGGTCTATATGTTACATGGTTACAAGAGAATGATAAAGTTAAAAACATAAAACATCCTAAAGAATGGTGTGCTGGGGCAACTGCCGTACATTTGGCATGCCAACAGGGTGCAAAGGAAGTATATATGCTAGGATTTGATATGAGTAGTTATGATATTCCTCTGAACAACATCTATAAAGGAACAGATAACTATTTACCATCAGAATCAAAAGGATTTGGTACAGACAATTGGGTTAATCAGTTAGTACAGGTGTTTAAGGAGTACTCAGACACTCAATTTTATTGGGTAGATGATAAGAAGAAGAGCTGTATCGCTTTTCAAAAGAAATACGACAATGAACTACTGAGAAAAAATGTTGAAAGAATTACCTATAAAACACTTGACAAAGTATGTATAGGGCTAGTATAATGTCTATAATAACTAATATAAGTAGTTATGTAGTAAAGATGTACAAATTAACATACGATAACATACGGAAAGGAGATAAAAGATGTCTTTAGATAGTCTAAAAAGTAGTGGTTCGCTGAATAAGTTGCTTGATGCAGCTAAAGGTGAAACCAAACCCCAAGAGAAAAAATCATACGTGGATGAAAGATTGTGGAAACCTGAACTAGATAAGTCTGGTAATGGTTATGCAGTACTTCGTTTCTTACCTGCTGTTCAAGGTGAGGACTTGCCATGGGCGAAAGTTTGGAATCATGCATTTCAAGGCCCAACAGGTCAATGGTACATTGAGAATTCTCTTACAACTCTTAATCAGAAAGACCCTGTTTCAGAACATAATACACAATTATGGAATACAGGTTTGGAATCTGACAAAGAAATCGCCCGTAAACAGAAAAGAAAATTACAATATTTCTCAAACATCTATGTAGTAAGTGATGCGAAACATCCAGAGAATGAAGGTAAAGTATTCTTGTTCCGTTATGGAAAGAAAATCTTTGATAAGTTAACTGCAGCAATGTCACCAGAGTTTGAAGATGAAAAGGCAATCAACCCATTTGATTTTTGGGAAGGTGCTAACTTTAAACTTAAAATCAGAAAGGTAGATGGTTACTGGAACTATGATAAATCAGAGTTTGAAGATACATCTAAACTTTTTGAGGATGATTCTGAAGCAGATAAAGTTTGGCAATCACAATACTCTCTTGCAGAGTATACTGCTCCAACAAACTTTAAGTCTTATGATGAGTTAAGAACTAGGTTAGATGCAGTTCTTTCTGGAACTGTAAAAGTTGGTAATATCGCCGATAGTATAAATGAGGCACCTGTAGCAGCTCCCAAAGTTGATACTACACCTCAATCTTCACAAACAATTACAACACCAGTAGTTGAGGAAGATGATACATTAGCATATTTTGAAAAACTAGCTGAGTAAACTATGGAGTGCCCCTATCTCTAGGGGCACTTTTCTTGTATGATTCTATACAATCATTATAAATACATATATGGCAAAAAGTAAATACATTCAAAGTGTCTTAGATGCTGCAGGTGGCAAACCTAAATCAACCCAATGGTTTCGTGAGAAAATCAAGGAATTTGGAGCACCAAAGTCTATGGATTTGATTCGTGATGGAAAAAGAACATCAGTACCTACCTTTGGTCTACTAAATATGTTTGTATATGACCCTAAAGGAAAGGAAAAACTACCGTATTACGATACTTTTCCTTTAGTGTTACCAATTGAAAAATATAACAATGGATTTTTAGGAATTAATTTACACTATTTGTCTATGCCCATGAGAATTAGATTGTTAGATAGATTGGTAGATTATAGTAATAATAATAAATTTGATGAATCTACTAAATTACAAGTAGATTATAGTAAGTTAAAAAATGTAAACTTAATTAAACCCTGTCTAAAAAGATATCTGGCAGGACAGGTTAAGTCTAAGTTTAGAAAAGTAGAAGCAGATGAATTTATGATTGCAACACTATTACCTGTACAGAAATTTAAGAAAAAATCTGACAGTCATGTATTTGGAAAATCAAGAGGAATGGTCTAATGGCTGATTTAAATCAATTTGTAGAAGCTACAGCAGCACTTGCAATTAATGAAATACTTGCACCAATTAGAGATGATAATGGTATTGCAATACCTTCAAGGTATGAAGTATTATTCTTCCCACCATCAGGCTCTAGAGGTTCAGGTGGAGCAGGTGCATCATCAAATCTTTTTTCTCAAATTATGTTTGGTAATATTGGTAAAGGTGAACAAAGAGATGTCTCTATGCAATGTAACAAAATTGA